GAAATCGCAGGTCGACACGCTTCAGGGCAGTTTGTCGGCGGCGAACAAGAAGCTGGAGGGCTACGACCCAGAATGGAAGGAAAAGGCGGCTGCCGAGCAGCAGAAGCTGGAGCAGCAGAAGATGGATTTCGCCATCGAGAGCGCCGTTGCACGCGCAAAGCCCTATAACGTCCGCGCGGTCATGGGGATGCTCGACCGTTCGAAGCTGAGCTTTGCAGGCGGCGAGGTCATCGGGCTTGACAAGCAGCTGGCGGATCTTCGCAAGAACGAGGACACGGCTTTCCTTTTCCCCGAGGAAAAGAAGAAGCAGACTGGCATGAGCCACGAAGGCGGTCATGAGGTCGGCAAGGACGAAAACAAGAAGGAACGCGCCAACGCAGCTTTGAGAGCGGCGTTCGGTCACTAAGAAAGGAGCAATAAACAATGCCGAATATTATTTCCAGACAGGACGCTGAAGCTCTGATTCAGGAGCAGATCGTCGGTACAATCAGCCAGGAGGCCCCGCAGCACTCGACGTTTATGCAGCTGGCACGGAGACTTCCGAACATGACGAGCCGCCAGACCCGCATTCCGGTTCTGGATATGCTGCCGATGGCTTACTGGGTCAACGGTGACACGGGCTTCAAGCAGACCTCGATGCAGAAGTGGGAAAACGTCTATCTGAACGCCGAGGAGCTGGCGGTCATCGTGCCGATCCCCGAAGCCGTTCTCGACGACGCGAGCTTTGACATTCTCGGCGAGGTGCAGCCGCGCGTCATGGAGGCGATCGGGCAGTGCGTGGACTCTGCCGCGATCTTCGGCGTGAACCGCCCGCAGGGCTGGCCGATGGACATCATCTCCCGCGCACGGCAGGCGGGCAACAACGTTGCGCCCGGCTCCAGCCCCAACTACTACGACAAGATCATGGGTGAAGACGGCATCATCGCAAAGGTCGAAGCCGCCGGCCACATGGTCACAGGCGCGGTATCCGGTATGGGCATCCGCGCGAAGCTGCGCGGTCTGAAGGGCACGGACGGTCATCCGATCTTCGTCTCTTCGATGCAGGGCGCGACGCCCTATGCGCTCGACGGCGCACCGATGTACTTCCCGCAGAACGGCAGCTTCGATGAGACTGTCGCGCAGCTCATTGTCGGCAACTGGTCGGAGGCTGTGTATTCCATCCGCCAGGATGTGACGGTCAAGATCCTGACTGAGAGCATTATCCAGGACCCGGTGACAAAGAACATCGTCTACAACCTCGCGCAGCAGGACATGATCGCGCTGCGTGTCAAGTTCCGCGCGGCATGGGCGCTGCCGAGCCCGGCAACCCGTATGAACGCCGAGCGCATGAACTGCCCGTTTGCGTATCTGGAGCCTGCGACGGCAGCCACCACCTACGCAGTTACCTTCACGGTGAAGGACAACGCGACTTCTCCCGCGGTGATCTCGGGCGCAATGGTCGACGTGGAAGGCGCACGCAAGAAGACCGGCGCGGACGGTACGGCGGTCTTTAACCTGTTCCCCGGCAGCTACGATGCGAAGGTCACGAAGAAGGGCTGCAAGCCCGTTGCGGTTTCCTTCACGGTCGACGATGAGGCTGTGGCACAGGCGATCACGCTGGTTAGCGAATAAGGAGCGCCGCTATGACGGCGTATGCAAGCTACGTCTACTATCGCGATGAGTGGTGCGGCACGCTGGCGAAGGAGGACTACGACCGGCTGAGCAAGCGTGCCAGCCGCTATCTCGATATGCTGACGATGCAGAGGATTCAGGGCGCGTGGGCATCTGATACGCGCGTAAAGGACGCCTGCTGCGCCGTGACGGAAGAGCTTTACAATCAGGAGGACGGCGGCGGGTCCGTCGCCTCCGAAAGCCTCGGCTCGGCAAGCGTGAGCTATGCGTCGGGCGCGAATGCGAAAAGCCCGGCGGCACGGCTTCGCGGCGCGGCGGCGCAGTATCTTCTGACGACGGGGCTTCTGTTCTGCGGGATGGGGTGAGACAATGCGCAGATTCTGTACGGATACGGTGACACTGTTTCACTATCTCGGCGAGGTCGACCGGAAGGCGAGCTATGAGGCGTTCGTTCTCAAAAACGTCCGGCTGGAGGAGAGCCGGGCGACCGGCAACGGTACGGCGGGCAAAACGCCTGCCGATACCGCGGCGCTTTACATTCTCGACCGCTATGCCAGCAGCCAGGAATGGGGGCTTTCCGACGATGGACGCGATATGTTCTGCCCCGGAGAGGCGCAGAAACCGGAGGACGCGGGGACGCTCTATCGCGTGTCGGCTGTCCTGCGGCGCAAGGCGGCGCGTTCGCGTCTGAACCATTGGGAGGTGCTGGGCAATGCAGATCGACGTTCAATTTGACGGCGGCGAGCTGCTGCGCCGGTTTGAAGAGCGGGGCAAAACGGCGCAGGTCTGGCTGGACAGCGAGATCCTGCGCTCGACCGAGCCCTTCGTTCCGATGGATCAGGGCGATCTGATTGGCAGCGGCATGCGCGGCACGGTTCCCGGCAGCGGGCTTATCGTGTATAACAGCCCGTATGCGCATTATCACTACGTCGGGCTGGTGCGCGTGGGGCGCGCGCCGAAGAAGCTGACGAACCGGAAGATGAACTATTCCCAGCTGCATCAGGCGGGCCAGGAGCGCGGCAGCGCTTGGTTTGACCGCAGCAAGAAGGTCAACCTTGCCGCATGGATTGCGGGCGTAGAGCGGGCAATGAAAGGGAAACTGTAAATGGAAGAAAGAAGACCGATTCCGTATGCGGACAGCGCACAGATTGCAGCGGCGCTGCTCGACCACTTAGAGAAGCTGGACGCGCTCAAGGGCGGCATTCGGCTCAACGACCCAGACAGAGATCCGAGCGTCGCGCTCCAGATGCTGCCCGGCTCCGGGAAGACGGCGGAATACATGGACGGGAGCTATGAAGCCCGGTATGATTTCGCGGTTCTGCTGCGCATCAACGGACGGGACAGCGAACAGCGGCTTGCCGCGGCGGGGCTTCTGGACACGATCAGCCGGTATTTGCAAACCAGTTTCCCCAGCATCGGAGAGAGCCGCAGCGTGTCCGGGCTGGAGGCGTCCTCCGCGCCGTGTACGGCGGCGGTATATGAAGACCAGACGGAGGACTGGCAGATCACATTCACAATGCAGTATATGCAGGAGGGATAAACAAGCATGGGATTTCCGAAAAACTATAACCGGAATATGGCGATCAACCTGAAGGGCGATGCGGAGACGGACAACTACAAGCTGATTGCATCCGGTATTCTGTCCCGCACGAACAGCATTTCCGAGTCGAAGTCCAGCTATCAGTACATGGACAACCGCGGCACGGCGGATACCGACGTAACCGGGCAGGAGGTAAGCGCGGCGTTCACCGGCCATCGCAAGATCGGAGACGCGGCGCAGGACTACATTCTCGACGATGTTCTCTATGATCTGGACAAGCGTGAGGTCGAGTTCCTCGACTACGATGATTCCATCGCGGCGGGCAGCCCGAACGGCTGGAAGGGCAAGGCGCGGCTTCAGATCACGGACGACGGCAGCGGCAACGCGGCAGACCGGCAGTCGATCAGCTTCGCGCTGAACTATGTCGGCAAGCCCGTCCGCGGCACGGTCACGAAGGATACGAGCGGCAAGCTCACCTTCACGCCCGCGAGCTGATATGCAGTATCCGAAGAACTATGAGCGGCTGGTGCTTCTGAACCTTGCGGACGCGGATGAGGGGGCGGACTTCCGCCCTCTTGCCGCGGGCGTGATGAGCCGCAGTCACAATTTGCAGGAAGAAGCTGCCGCGGAATTTTATGACGATGACGGACCGTGCGCGGAAATGACGGCGCTGCGGCAGACGCGCGTCATCGACTTTCAGGGGCATCGCGCAACCGGCGACGCGGGGCAGGATCGGATCTTTGACGAGCTTGCATACGACACAAGCCGCCGGGCGGTCGAGTTTATCGACTGGCTGCCGTCGGGTGCGGCATGGCGCGGCGTGGGGCTGCTGACGATCACGGACAGCGGCAGCGGCGAGGCGGCATACCGCCAGAATATCAGCTTCAGCATTCGCACGACGCGCCCGATGCGAAAAGGAGCACTTCACTACGACGAGGAAAAAGACCTCTACGAATGGGAGGAAGATTTCAATGGGCTTTGAATTTCGCAAGCAGGACAGCGTGGAGATCTGCGGCAGGCGGTACGCGCTGGACATCTCAAGCCCGGAGTTTATCGGGGCAGTTACCGAGGACTTCGCGGCAATTTTATCGAAGTATAACGTCTTCCAGCAGCTCCAGAACGACTGCATGAAGCCGGGGATGACAAAGGAAGACATGGAGGCTGCGACAAAGCAGCTCATCGAAGAGAATCAGAATATTGCAGAGCTGGGCAGGGATTTCATTATCCGGGCGCTGGGCAAGGACGCTTATGAGCAGATCTTCGCCGGCCGTGCGCCAAGCTCTGTCGATCATATTGAGCTTTGCGCGTACATTTACCGCGAAGCGATGCGCCAGCGGCAGGCGCTGGTGAAAAGTTATGTAAACAAGAACAGG